CCCTGACGCCGAGCATCAAGCGAAGCCGCGACCGCGGGGGCTGCGGGTGGCACGGGTTCGTAACCGCAGGCGAAGTCACCGGGCTGGTGGAGCTATGACACCTCCGACATGGTGGCAACAGATTGCGGCGGACCCGAAACACCCGATCTGGACCATTGCCCAGATCGGGACGGTCACGCTGGCGGCGATGGCGCTCGGGTACGTCAACTCGTCGCACTTTGACACGGGCGAGATCACGACGGCGCTCGGCAGCGGGGCCGCGGCGTGGTTCGCGGCGCGGATGCGGGGCGCGTGATGGCGACACTGACCGCGGCGCTGGCGTTCCTCGGCGCGGTGGTGGTGGTGGCGGCGGTGATTCTCGGGTTTGGCTGGCTACTCGATCAGTTGGAAAACGACAAGGGAGAGTGACATGAACAAGGCGTTTCTCATCAAGATCGGCGTCGCGGCGCTGTTCGGCTTCGCGGGTGGTGCGGCGGTGGACATCAACAAGTTCCGCAAGCGCGCGGACAAGTCACAGCCGTTCAACTGGGGCGTGGCCCTGCAGGAATGGGCACTGGCCGGTCTGGCGGCAGGGTTGGCCGCCGCTGGCCTCTCTGGAGCCGCCGGCGGCGAGGCGTGATGCGGCTCGCGCTTGTCCCCGTCATGCTGGCCGTCGCGCTCGCAGTCACTGGCTGTGCGTCGACGGGCCAGGCGCTCATCGCGGCCGACAAGGCGGTGTACCGGACGCTCCAAGTTACCACCACCGCTGCCAACGCCTACTGTGACGCACCGTTCGGCAACCCGGACAGAGCCGAGCGGTGCGCCACGTTCAACCGCGACCTGGTGCCGATCCTAGAGACGGCCAAGGCCAACAACCTGGCGATTCAGGACGGCTCGGCCGCCGAGATCCCGGCGACGATCGCCGCCATCGTGCGCTTGCGTGACCTGGTGTGGGAGCTGCTGCCACAGGGCACGCTCGACATGCTCAAGGCGCGGTTCGAGACGCTCTACGGCCAACTGACGAGCCTGCGGGGTGCCCCATGAAGCAATTCAATCTGGTCGCCCTCAAAGGGCTGATGGACCAGGCGCACATGGTGCTCGGCCATCCGCTCGCCAAGCTGGCCTTCGGCGTGATCCTCGGTGCGCTGCCTCGGTTCGGCCAGATCAGCGACGAGGCCCTGGCCGAGCTGAAAGCGCACGAAGCCGGTTACGACGACATGATCGCCGAGGCCAAGCGCCGCGCCGGGACGGGGCTCGACTCGTGAGGCGCCGGGCCGTTGCTCGGTCTGGGAACCCCTCCCCGGGGAGCCGGCTGCCTGGCTCGGCTGCCGGGCGGCGGCCCGTGCGCTTCACGACCTACCAAGGCCGCGACGGGCGCTGGTTCGTGCGTCACGCCCGCGGCCAGACGACGGGCGACTTCGGCGAAGGCTACTCGCGGCGGGCCGATGCCGTGCGGGCGATCCGCCACCACGTCGAGGCGCTGATCACGGGCTGTCTGCTGGTGGATGGGGCATGGCCGGCATGACGCTGCTGCGCGTCGCGGGGGCGTGCCTACTGGTGGGGCTGATCATCGCCGCGGGTGGCTGGTGCTATGTGGCGGTGACCGCGGTGTATCAAGAGGAGGAGTGACGCATGGCGCTGGCCCCTACTACCGTGCTCGTGGCCGAAGACGACCGTGTCGGCGAGGGCACGTCGCACCGCTACGTATGCCGACTGGCCGAAGAGGACGGAACGGCCCTCCAGGCGTCCGCCATCACGGCCATCGTCGGGTGGCTCGACGACCCGCTCGGGGCCACGATCAACAGCCGGTCCGCCGTCAACCTCAACGGCGCCTCCGGCGGGAGTGTGGCCGACGTCGGCGCGGGCGTGGCCGAGTTCACCTGGCAGTTCGAGCCGGCCGACGCCGTGATCTCCGTGGCCGGCCAGGCGGCGGGCGTCGCGATCGAACGCCATCGAATCACGCTGAAGTTCACCTACAACAAGGCCGGAGGCGGCACCGGTCAGATCACCAGGCGCGTGTACTACGACGTCGAGTCGCTCGAGCGAATCTAACACCATGGACCTGACCACGAGAGAGACGGCCGTCTACGCGGAGGCGCTGAGCCTGCCGCAGTACGCCGAGTATGCGCCGGGCGAGCGGTTCGCCCAGGTCTTCGCCGAGCTAGCCGACCCGCCGCCGGCGACGGTGCTCGATGCCGGCTGCGGCACGGGCAAGGGCATGCTCGCGCTCGCTGCCCTAGGCTACGACGTGGTCGGCTGCGACCTGACCGATGCCGGCCTGGTGCCAGAGGCGCAGCGGTTCAGTGTCCACGCCGGCGTGGCGCTGTGGCGGCCCCTGCCGCAGCTGCGCGGCGAGATGTGGCCCCGCGCCTCGCGGCGCTACGACTACGTCTACTGCACGGACGTGCTGGAGCACCTGCCGCCGCCCTTCACCATGCTGGCCGTGGCGCGCCTGCTCGAGGTGGCCGCCAAGGGCGTCTTCCTGTCGATCGCGCTGGTGCCGGACCAGATGGGCGTCTGGGTGGGCCGCCCGCTGCACCTGTCGGTGCGCAGCTACCTGGACTGGCTGACCGACCTGCGTGAGCTGGCCACAGTCCGCGAGGCCCGCGACCTGGGCACGACAGGCCTGTATTTCCTGGAGCCGAGCCGATGATCGCCACGCCGTCAGTCGCCTTCGAGGGCGCGACGTTCCAGGGCCAGATCAACGTGTCCGATCAGGTGCTCCTGGCCAACGTCCGGGCGAGCATCCGGCGTGGCTACCCGCAGGTGTGGCCCGTGGCGCCGAACCCGCACCGCATCGTGCTGGTGTGCGGCGGGCCGTCGATCAGCCAGTCGGTCGAGGCGATCCGACAGCTCGTCTACGAGGGGGCCAAGCTGGTCACGGTCAACGGCGCCTATGCCTGGTGCCTCGACCAGCACCTGCAGCCGCGCGCCCAGATTGTCATGGACGCCCGGCCGAGCAATGCGCGGTTCCTCGCACCCGAGGTGCCGCAGTGCCGCTACTACCTGTGTTCCCAGTGCGCGCCCGAGACTTGGGACGCCGTCGCGGGCTACGAGCACGTCGGCATCTGGCACGACGAGAGCGACGAGGCCGTCAAGGCCGAACTCGACGCCTACTACCTGGGCGCCTGGGCCGGGGTCGCGGGCGGAACGACCGTCGGCACGCGGGCGATCGGCCTGCTGCGCATGCTCGGGTTTCTGCGGTTCGACATCTTCGGGCTCGACAGCTGCTGGTCGGACGATGACCGCACGCACGCCTACCCGCAGCCGGAGAACGCACGGGACAAGCGCGTGCAGATCACGCTGACGCCGGTGGACGGCTCCGCGCCGGCGCGGACCTTCACGACGTCGCCGTGGATGCTGAAGCAGGCCGACGACTTCACGCGGTTCGTCGCCTCGAGCGGCGACAAGTTTCTGGTCCACGTCCACGGGGACGGGATGATCGCCTACATGCTCCGCGCACACGCCGGCGTCGAGCGCGCACTTCACGAATCGGCGTAACAGAAGGAGGCAAGCAATGGCTGCGGGTGCATGGACCGTCTACAACCTGGCGAAGAAGAAGATCGGCAACGGCGCGCTCAGTCTCGCCGCGACGGCGTTCCGCATGTCGCTGTTCACGTCGGCGTCGAACTTCGCGACGGCGACGCTGGGCGTGATCTCGTCGGTCACCAACGAGGTCAGCGAGGCCAACGGCTACAGTTCGAGCGGGAAGGCCCTCACGGGCGAAACCTGGACCGTCGGCGCGTCGGCGGGGCAGTACCGCTTCGACGCCGACGACACGTTCTGGTCGGCCAACGGCGGCACGATCGCCAACATCAAGGGCGCGGTGATCTGGCAGTCGGGCGCCTCAGCCGGCGGCCGGCACCTGCTGTGCCGCTCGACGCTCTCCACGTCGCAGTTCTCGATCTCCGCGGGCAACCGGCTGACGATCCAGCAGCCCGCGGGCGGGATCCTGACGCTGGCGTAGGCGATGCGCGCCGAGAAGTTCGTCGCGCGCCTGCTCGACGCCGAGGATCGGCTGTTGGCGTGGGCCACGGTGTGGGCCGCGCCGCAGCCGATCGGCGGCGGTCGGTCGTGTCCCTTCGTCGCGCCGGGGCCGACAGCCTTCCCGATCGAGGCCGAGGGCACGGCCGTCAAGCTGGTCGTGCACTGGTGCGATCTCGACCTGGCGCGGGTCACCGACGTGCCGGCGACGGCGGTCTCGGTCGGGCAGGTGTTTTCGTTCGTCTGGTTCCAGCCGGTGTGGCTGGTGCCCGGCATGCAGGGCGTGCCGCTGCCTGGCGTGACGGAACGCGCGTCGGTCTTGGTCTCGCCGCCGACCGGGGCGGTGGCGGCGGCCGCAGGAAGGTAGGACGCCGGTGGCGCTGTATCCGGGACGGCTCTGCGAGTTCCTCGACTTCGTGAACAACTTCGGCACGTCGCCGTCGGCGACGCCGGGCACGTCGATCTCATCCTCGACGTCGGCCAACACGAAAGGGAGCTGGACGCAAGTCCTCTCGGCCTTGGCGTCGACCGGCTACGGGATTTACGTACGTCTATCGGACGCGGCCTCGTCGTCGGAAGATCGCCAGCACCTGGTGGACATCGGGGTCGATCCCGCCGGCGGGTCGAGCTACAGCGTCGTCCTCCCCGACTTGAACGGGGGCAACGTCCCGGCCATCTCCAACGGCTGCGTGGAGTACTACTTCCCGATCGTCCTGCCGGCCGGCGCCACCGTGGCGGCGCGCACGCAGCATCAGGCCGCCGCGGCGCGGACGATTCGGGTCGGGGTGCAGGTGGATCTTCGGCCGACGGTCCCGTGGGCGTGGCCGGCGGGCGCGATTGTCGAGCGGATCGGCACGATCTCCAGCAGCCGAGGGGTCTCGTTCACGCCCGGGAACGCCGCCGATGGCTCGTGGACGTCCCTGGGGACGCTCACCTACGCCACGACCTGGGTCCAGCTGGGCTACGCGCTGTCGGCGGCGGTCGCCAACGCCGAACGCACCTACGTCGATCTCGGCGCGGGGGCGAGTGGGAGCCAGCGGGTGCTGATGCGGCACTACTACGCGGGGCAGAGCGGCCCGATCACCATGCACCGCATGGCCATGAATCTGCTCTGGAGTCGCGCCTACGTGCGACTCCCGGCCGGGACCGAGTTGTGGGTGCGCGGCCACTGTGAGAATGCGCCCGACACGACCTACAACGCTCTGGCCTACGCGCTGAGCGCGTGAGGACGCCCCAATGGCTCTGACGACGACCGAAGACTCTGCCACGATCGGCACCACCGAGTACTCGCTGCCGGCGGACACGACGACCGGCGTGCCGACCTCGCAGTCGGGCGGGTTCGTGCTCCAGCCGTTCCTCCGGGTGGCGTCGATTGCGGCCGGCGACGTGTTCCGGGTCCGGCTCTACCGGACGATCAACAGCGGGCAGGTCACGCTGGAGGACTTCTACCTGGATGTCAACCGCGCGGCGGTTACGATTCCGTCGCTGCTGCTCGGCTCGACGGCCGGCTGGGATCTCACGGTCATCAAGATCAGCGGCACTGATCGCGTGGTGCACTGGACGCTCGAAAAGCTCGGCGTGTAGGGCGCGATGAGCTGGGGCTATCAACCGCTGCCGGCGGCGGCCACGGGCGGGGGCGTCCAACCGCCCGCGGGAAGCCTCACCGTCACCGGCGCCTCGCCATCGCTCGTCCTCACGCTGGCGCTCACGGCGGGGGCGCTGGCCCTGGCCGGGGGCACGCCGACGGTCGCGGTCGCGCAGACCGCGGCACCTGGCACGGCCGCACTGGCGGCTGCCGGCGGCACCCCCAGTTTGCGCCTGACGGTCTCCCCGTCGGGTGGTGGTCTCACGCTCACCGGACAGACGCCGACGGTCTCAACGTCCGGAGCGGCATCGCCGGCGCCCGGGGTGTTGACGCTCACCGGCGCCGCCCCTGGCGTCAATGCCCAGTTCTCGGATGACTTCGAGGCGACCGAGGATCTCGCCTACACCTGGTGGACGCCGTTCAACGAGTCCACGCTGCCCGACGTCACCAAGACCGGCGGGCAGTATCACTCAGGCACGCTCGACGACACCAGCGAGGGGCTGTGGTTCAACAGCGCGCGGGGCCGGGCCGACTGGAAGCTCGTGAAGTTCCCTGGCAGCGGCGAGCCGGACAAGGAGATCATCGCCTACAACATCGGCGTCGGGCCGGCCACCGATCCCGCCGATGACCTCAGCGACCTGGCCTTCCTCTGCCTGTGCGGCCTGATCGCGCACTACGAGGACACGTCCGGCGCCAACTACGAGTTCCTCGCGGTCGGCCGACGGGCGAATGACGCCACCCTGGAAAGCAAGCGCACGGTCGGCGGCACGAGCACGACGTTCGATGTCGGCGACGACCCGGTCGGGGCGGGTGTCACGCACGCGGACGTGCGGCTGGTCCTGCGCAGTGACAACACCTGCCGCTGGTACTACCGCGCGGTCGGTGACACGACCTGGATCGCCATCGATGTCGGTTTTGGCGCGGGCGTGGTCTCGGGCGGCAGCCTCACGTTCCCGACCGAGTATGCCAGGGTCGGGCTGATCACCTACGCCTTCGACGACATCGACGTGCCCTTTGTCGGCACCTGCGACGAGATCGAGCTGGTCGGCGAAGTCGCCGGAGACACCACGGCACAGCCAAGCGCTGGCGCGCTGGCGCTGACGGGCCTGGCGCCAGCCCTCGTCACGACGCTGCCGGTGACGACCGGGGCGCTGGGGCTGACCGGCGGGACCCCGACGCGGCAGGTGACGCAGGTTGTGGCGCCAGCCGTCGGCGCCCTGACGGTCACCGGCGGGATACCGGCGCTGCAGACGACCCTGTCCCCCGCGGGCGGCGTACTGACGCTCGCGGGCGCGGCGCCGGCGCTGCTCGCCGCGCTGCCGGGGACGTCCGGCGCGCTGACGCTGACCGGCGGCACGCCGACCCTCGCCGTGTTCGTGGTGCGCGAGCCGGCCCAGGGCGCCGTGACGCTGGCGGGGGGCAGCCCGTCGCTCCAGGACGCGATCCGGCCGGGGGCGGCCGCCCTGGTGCTCGCCGGGGGTACGCCTGGCGTGTCGACACAGGGCGGCCTCCTGCCCGACTCGGGCGCCGTCACGCTGGCCGGCGCCGCGCCGGAGCTGACGCTCACGATCTCGGCCGCGAGCGGCACACTGACCCTGTCCGGCGGCACGCCGGCGGTCACCACGGCGGGCACCGTCGCGCCGGACTCGGTCGCCCTGGCCTTCACGGGCGCCGCGCCGGCGCTCGTCCTGACCGTCGCCCCGGCGTCCGGCGCCCTCGGGCTGATCGGGCAGGCGCAGTCGCTGGATCTGCGGCTCAGCCCTGCGGGGATGCCGCTGGCGATGTCGAGCTCGGCACCCGCGCTCGCCCTCGGGGTGACCCCGGGACCGGCGGGGCTGCTGCTCGTCGGCGGCGCTCCGGACCTTGGGCTGCCCGTGACCCTGACGCCAGGGCCGGCGGTCCTCAGCCTGGCCGGCGGCACGCCGACCCTCGGAGCCGCGGCCACCATCACCCTGCTGACCATCACGGCCGATCGGATCGACGTGGCCGGCGTGTCCACGGAAGGCCTGCGCCGCGCCGGGGTTTCGGTCGAGCAGCTGCACCGGGCTGGGGTGTGGACCGAGGCGCTCACGCCCTGAGCGCGTGGGGCGGCCGCGTGGGGTCACGGCGGAACTGCTTGACGCGGCGGGCGTTACCGCCGCTGGGCCGTGGGCTCATAACCCAAAGGTCGCGGGTTCAAATCCCGCCCCCGCAACCAACAGATTCCGGGCCGGTTCGAGGATTCAGCCCTTCGAGCCGGCCCGTTTTCGTCCCCGCGACTTTCCCGCAGAAACCTTCACCATCCGTCTCCGTCCGTCATCGGCGCGTGGGGTCGATCGTGGGGCACCCCACCCGAGGCGGCCGTCGACCTGCGCGCTGAGCCGGGCCATGCGGGCGAGCGGCACGCCGGTGTAGACGCGCGTCGTCGCCTGGTCCCGGTGGCCGAACCAGGCCCGGATGTCGTCCGGGGCCGCCCCTTGCTCGGCGAGCGCGATGCCGAGCGAGTGCTTCGCGTTGTAGACCCGCACGCCGGCCGGCCAGCCGGCGCCCCGGACGACGATCGCCAGGGCGGACGTATCGTAGGGGCCCCAGGCGTCGGCCGCCGCAAACGCCTGCCAGGCGGCCCGCATGTCGGCGTTCAGGACGTGGACGATCGGGTCGCCGCCCTTTCCGCCGGCCACCAGCACCACGCCGCGCTCGAGATCGACATCCGCCGTGGTGAGGCGCATCAGCTGGCTCGGCCGGATGCCGGTGGCGGCCATGACCATGAAGCGGGCGCGGTCCTTCGGGTTGCCCGTGCGCAGGGCGGTCTCCACCTGGCGGATCGTCGCCGCGTCCACGAACGTCGGCCGGCGGCGCGGCACGTCCGGCAGGTCGACGTTGTCGAGCGGCGTCCGGGCCTTCTTGTCGTTGGCCAGGGTGACGAACAGGTGCCGGAGGGTCCGGCACCGATTCACGATCGTCTTCGGGGCGACCTCATCGGCCAGCCAGGCGGCGATGGCCGCGTCGATGTCGGCCGGCGTGATCTGGTGCCGGCGGCGGTGTCCGACGCGCGCGCGCCAGGCCTTCAGCTCGGACCGCTTCGCCGGGAGCGACGCCGGGCGCTTGGCCATCCGCTCGAGGTAGGTCTCGGCGTCGGCGTCGAGCGTGCCGCGGGCGGCGGTGGCCGGGGCCTCCTCGCGGAGGCGGACGCGTTCCTGCTCGCGCCAGCGCTGGATCACCTTACTGGGCGTGTCGCGCGGGAACGCCTTCTCGACGCTGCGGTCGCCGACCTGGACTTTGCCGGTCAGCGAGTAGCGGTCGGCGTAGACGCCCTCGGCGATCCGGCGGCGCGGCGTGCGGGGCATGCCGTCAGTCGCCGCCGCGGCCGTGCTTGCGCGCTTCCTCGTCCTGGTACTCGATCGCCTTCCCGGAGCGGGTCTCCACGACGGTCAGCGACGTGCGGATGATGTCCTTGCCGAGCTCCAGCACGATGGCCTGTTCCTTCCCGTCGGCGTCGTTGAAGCTGACGGTGAGGAAGTGCTTGCGCTTCTTCGAGAACAGCGCCCACGGCGTGATGAGCACGCCGACGGCGACGCGGCGGCCGGCCTTCTGGCCGTATTCCAAGCTGGTGACCGCCGAGTAGGGAATCTGGACATTCGGCGCGCCTTTCTTCTTCGGCTCGAAGCGCAGGTGATCCGGGTCGCTGGTGATGAGGCGGCCTTCGGTGCCTTCGTCCATGCCGGCGATCGTGCCACCGATGTACTCGGCCTCGCGAGAGCCGACGGCGGCGAGCGGGGCGACGAACGAAGCGACGAGGACGGCGGCGATCAGGCGTCGTGCAGTCATGGGCAACCTCTCACGTTCTGTGCAGAGTCTGGGGGGAGATCGACCTTTCACCTGTGGGAGCGTGCCTTCGTGGAGCTCAACCGCAGGACTGGTAGTTGACGGCTGTGGAGCCCGGCCAGTAGAACCGGCGGCGATCCCCCCGAATCGGAGGCATCCCCCCATGCCGTGGCGACAGCTGAACGACGAGGACGACGCAGCATATCAGCTCTACCTCACGCTGCCGGCGCCGATCCGGCGGACCGTGCGCGCCGTCGTCTATCTTTGCCGGTCCGACCAGGCGCTGGTCCGCGAGTTGGTTCAGGGGATCTGGCAGGCTGGTGGTCGGCAAGCCGCTGCGCGTAGTGCGCCACGCGCCAAATCCCGGCTTCGTCGAGTTGTTCGAGCGCTACGTCTAGTGCCTCCCTCGCATCGGGATCCGGCGGCGTAGGCAGGAAGTACTCGATCGGCTGGTTGGTCGCCCGCGCCAACTTGGCGGCAAATTTCGGGCTGATACCTTGTTTCGCGTTGAGCCACTTGCTGACGTACGCCTGCGGCACGCGCGCGAACGTGGCGAACGCGGTGGGCTTCATCTTGCGACGCTCGATTTCGGCGCGGAGGCGCTCGGCGACTGTCACCGGCGCAGTATAGCGAAATGGAATAGGCGCGCAACTTGCTGAGCAGTCGCGCGTTACAGAATATTCTATCGAGGGGGTTGACATGGAATATTCCAAGGCGTAGCATACCGCGGCATGTTGAGTCCGCGACAGTTGACCCAGCTTCGTCAGGAGCCCGGTGAACCCAACCGCCTGAAGGCGGCGATGCGGATCGCGGGCGCCACCCAGATCGACGTCGCCTACGGCACCGGAATCACCCAGGCGCACGTCAGCAAGATCGCGAAACGCGGGAAGCGCGTGTCGCTGGAGACGTCCGCCAAGCTGGCCGCGTTCTTCCGGTGCCAGATCGCCGACCTGTTCCCGCGCGAGACCAGCGTCGAGGTGCGTCATGCCTCGTAGGCTCGCCGACGCGAACGCTCCGGCGCCAGTCCAATCGTTGGAGCTGCCCTTGATGGGCGAGGCGCCACGACGCCGCGAAGGTCCAGCGACCTTCCAATCTCCCGACGGTGACTGGATTCTTCAGGTCATCGGCGACGCGATCGACGCCTCGATGTCCCGCAAGGACGCGGCGATCCGCATGCACCTCGACCAGTCGCAGATGACCAAGCAGCTCCAGGGCGACGGCCATCTGTCAGTGCGTCGGCTCGGCGCGCTCGGCGACACGTTCTGGATGGCGCTGGCGGACACTCTGCGGGCGCGCTTCGACCTGCTCGACAAGCGCCAGCTGATCGCGCAGGCCGAGGCACTGGCGGACCGGTCGCGCCAGCTCTACACCAAGGCGGCGTCGCTGTGAACGTCGCCACGACCTGGGACGATGTTCCGCTCGTCGTGGTCGGCGTCTCCGCCGTCGCGCCGCTGCTCGGCCTCTCGGTCAGCACGATCGAGCGCCGGCTCGCCGACGGCACGATGACGCCGCCCCCGCTCCCGCGCACCGGCCGCGAGCCGTGGCGGTGGAGCAAGACCAAGCTGCGCGCGCACGTCGATGGCGTGGCGCGTCGGACGGCCTGAGAAGGGAGCCCCGCTATGCCTGCGCCTGCGCGTGTCGTCGGCCACAGCCCGTTCGCCCGCTACAGCCACAGCCCGCGCCCGCCGCTGCCGGTGCGGCCGGTGACGGTGGGCGTGCTGGTGGGGCTGCTGCTCACCGCGTTCTGGCGCGAGGTGCTGACGCTCGCCGCCTTCGGCACCCCTGACGAGGTTCGCCGCCGCCGCGTCGCGGCGTTGAGTTGAAAGGAGCCGCGTGACCCATGGCCTGGAACTACGACGACGACCCGTACCCCGCGCCGGTGATCTTCCAGACGTTCCTGATCTCGGCGGTGACCGGCGCGTGCTCGGGCGCGGCGATCACGCTGCTGGTCCTGCGAATCGGCGGCTGGCTGTGAGCCACGACGGCTTCACCGACTGGTGCCGCTGGGTCGATGACCGCGTCGGGCGCACGCCCTGGCCGGTCGCGGTCGGCCTGTGGGTCGGCGTGATCTACCTCGCGATCAAGTTGTCGCTCTGAAAACGAACGGGGCCGGCTGGCACCGGCCCCACGCAAGCGCCGCACTGGAGGCGGCACCGCATGTCCGAGACTACCACGACGGCCGAGAAACAGCGCTTCTGCAAGGGCTGCCGCGACGACTTCTACAACCAGCCCGGCAACGCCATGAACGGCAAACACTGCTGGAGCCTGCCAGACGCCGAAGTCGTCACGCGCTACCGGTTGCACTGGTGGACGTCGCCCGTCGCGCCCGGCGCCTATACGAAGGTAACGACGCTCTCGTGCTGGCACTCGCCGGGCAACTGGGCGATGCACAAGGCCCCGCATCCGCAGGCGGTGGACATCCGCGCTGAGTCGCCCGAGGCCACGGCATGAGCGTCACGCCCTTCCCGGTGCAGCCGGCGCCGCGGCAAACGTTCAGCGGCGTCGACGTGCCTGCGAACCAGCCCGCCATCTTCCGCGCCAGCCCGGAGGCCGTGAGCGCCGCCGCGATGGCCCTGGCCCATGCCAACGGCGAGACGTGGGCGTCGATGACGCCGACGCTGATGGACAGCTACCGGCAGGCCGTCGTCACCGGCGCGCTGCTGGTGGATCCCGCCGGCCGCCAGTTGATCGCCTACCTGCTCGAGGCGCACGACCCGGACGTGGCGCTGATGCCCTCGGTGACGCGGCGCACGCGGGTGGCGGGGCTGGCGAGTCGGATCGCCTGTGCGATGCGGGCGCTGTGGGGGCTGGACCCGGACACGCTGAAGATTGCCGGCTTGCGCCAGCACTTCGACGACGTGGACCGCGTCGCGACCAAGGCGAGGTGGTAGCGATGCGCTCACTCTGTCCGCACGACAACGACCTCGACCACGCCGCGTGGCAGAACGGCGAAGAACCGCCGACACGCGACGTGACGCCGCAGGAGTTGGCTGCCGCTTTCGAGCGGCTGATGGCGAAGCGGTTCCCGGCCAAGCGCCAGGACGACGACCCCGCCGGCCTCGCCGAACGGAATTGGAGTCAGCGATGACGACCGCGCTCATGAAGTCTGAACCGCACACGCTGGCGCTGACGCCCGACCAGATCGAACTGGTGAAGCGCACGATCGCCAAGGGTGCCACCGACGACGAGCTGAAACTGTTCTTGCACCAGTGCCAGCGCACAGGCCTGGATCCCTTCGCTCGGCAAATCTACTGCGTTAAGCGCCGGGAATACGACCGGGACAGCGGCGGCTACGTCGAGAAGGCCGTCACGCAGGTGTCGATCGACGGCTTCCGGCTCGTGGCTGAGCGCAGCGGCGAATACGAAGGCCAAGTCGGGCCGGAGTGGTGCGGCCCCGACGGCGTCTGGCGCGACGTCTGGCTGGACGCCACGCCGCCGTCGGCGGCACGCGTCGGCGTCTGGCGGAAGGGCTTTCGGGAGCCGGCATGGGGTGTGGCCCGCTTCGCCGCCTACGCGCAGACGAAGAAGGACGGCAGCCTGACGGCGATGTGGGCGCGCATGCCGGACGTCATGTCCGCGAAGTGCGCCGAGGCGCTGGCACTGCGCAAGGCGTTCCCGCAGGAGCTGTCCGGGCTCTACACCGGCGACGAGATGGGGCAGGCCGACAACCCGGAGCCGCAGAAAGCCGATGCGCTGGTGATTCGGCCGGCCGGCGTCCTGCCCGACGATGGCCAGTGCCGGATCGCGGAAGTCATCCGCACCGAGACGTCACGCAAGGGCTTCTATCGCTCGCAGGTGACGTTCAGCGACGGCCGCGTGGCGAACACCATCAAGGAACAACTGCACACGCTCTGCGCCGAGTTGTGCCAAAACCTCGACATCGTGACGCCCGAGATTACCGAGGGCAAGTATGGCCCCACGCTGCAATCGGTTCAGCGCAGCGGCCACGTCGAGCCTGGCACGCCATCCGACGCGCCGGTGATCGACGCGAAGGATATTCCGTTTTAGCCATGCGCCGCCTCTGTTACCGCTGCTGGCTCGACGGGGATCGCGTGCCGTCGCTGAGCGCGCAGCACGATCTCTGCGACTCGTGTCATAGCCGCGCCGGGGAAGAGGCCGACGAGCAGGCGCTGGCGAGCTACTACGCGGGCGGGGGCCTGTGGGCCGAGCGTGCGCGCACCGACGAAGCGCGGAGGGTGAAGTGATGACCGTTGATGAGGCGAGATCCAGGATCGAAGGGCTCGACCATGACACCGCCCGATCTGTGATCTGCGCGTTACTTGGGCACTCCAAGGTTCAGAAGGTTTGTTTCGGGTATTGGTACTGCGGTCGCTGTGAAACCCAAATCGGCGACTCGCTTGCAAGCACGTTTGACGGGTCGCGCTCCGTCGTGGTCGACCATCACTGCGACGTATGCCGTCAAAACCTGGCTGGCCTCACCGACGCCGATCGGCTGCTGCTACCGGACGATGTCGTCACCTACCTATCCGAGTTGGCTGACACGAAACTGTCCAAGCGGCGCGCCGCGGCGGCGAAACGTCGTTACGAAAAGGTGATGGCTGCCGCGCGGAAGGCGACAAAGTGACCAGCGACCTCCCTGAGTTCGACCTGCAGATCGACGCCGGCGGCAAGCCGCACTTCGTCCACGGCGGGCAGGCGCGCGCCTACCTGAAGCGCTTCGCCGGCCAGTTGATCAGCGCCCAATTCTACCCGGTGCAGGCCAAGCGCACGAGCCGCCAGAACCGCGGATTTCATGCCTGTATCACGCCGTGGGCGCGCGAGCGAGGTTGGGAGATCGAGACGCTCAAGCAGTTCTTGCTTGGGCGCATCTTCGGCTGGCACGAGTTCGTCGATCCGACGACCGGCGAGGTGCTCAAGGTGCTGGCCGAGCCGCATACCTCAACGCTGACCGTCGCCCAGTTCTGCGAGCTGATCGATCGGACGTTGGAGTTGGCGGCCGAGGATGGCGTGTTCCTCGTCGCTCCCGATGAGCATCGACGCGCGAGAGAAGCGGCGGCGCGACAGGCCGCGCGAAAAGGCAAGGCAGCATGAGCGCGCCCGCCTACGCCCCGAAGTTCTCGAAGTTCCCGACCGGCCGCACGCTGGCCGAGGACCGCGCGGCGGTGAAGCGGGCCGGCGCCGCGCAGCTCGACGCCGCCCACGCCATCGTCGATGCCCGGGACGGCCGCCGGTGCCGTGTCTGCCGGCGTCCGTGCCTCCCTAGGGCCGTCAAACGGAGTGAGCGGGCCGAGCGCCACCACCTGATCCCGCGCAGCCGTGGCGGCCAGCACGTGCCCGAGAACCTCGTCACGTTGTGCGTTGAGGAGTGCCATCCGGCGGTGCACGTGCTCGGCGTGCTGCGGCTCTCCGGAAACGCGGACGCGCGAGATGCGCACGGTCGACTCAACGGCGTGAAGGTGGAGCGGCTCTATCGAGGGGAGACCTGGAGGGTGATCGGATGGCGGTAACGCTCGATCGCCTGATCGGCTGGACGATTGCCGACCACGACGATCCCGGCGCGCCGTCGGTGGTGACGGCGGTCTCGGAGGATGCGGAGACGTTCTACCTCCACACGGCCGCCGGCTGGTCGTTCGGCGGCAAGCGCGCGTATCTCGGCGTCACCGATTACGGCACGCGCGTCGAGGTGGCCGGGCAGGGCCTACAGGCGACGCTGACGCCCCAGGAGGCTGCGTGATGGAGCGGGTGATTCGCGCGTTGGACGTCGCCGCGTCGGTGGCCGAGCTTGCCGCCGCGGCCGCCTGTGTCGTGGCCGCGATCGCGGTTGTGGTCTCGGACTGGCTGCCGCGACCAGACACCGTCGCGTTCGTCGCCCTCCTCGCCGGCGCTGACACCCTGGTGGAGTCCTGCTTTCGGCGCCGGCGCATGAACGCCAACCCCACGAGAGGCGCCAGGTGAGCCGCGCCAGCCTCCGCGGCCTCGAGCTGCTCGCCCAAGCCGCCGCCCGCATCCGGGACCGCCAAGCGTGCCAGTGCCCGGGCTGCGCGGTGCGCGGCCTCGGCCGCGTCGTGTCCCGGCGGATCGTCGACGACGGCGGGAAGCCCCTGCCGCGCCACTACGTGACCGTCTGCGGCCCGCACCGGAGCGACCTGGTCGACCCCCGGCCCCTGTCGCTCGCGGGCGCGGACGGGCCGCTGGCGTGGACGCTGCGCCGGCCCAGTGACGCCTCGGTGACCGCGCTCGGCGTCAGCCGGCCGGCCGTGACCACCCCTCAGTTGCGCCGAGCGAACGACCCGGCGCTCGTGCACTGACCGACGACCCATACCGGAGCCCGCCCACGAATGGCCCGAATCCGCTCAGTGAAGCCTGACCTGTTCATCAACGAACAGGTAGGGACGTTGTCGATGGCCGCCCGCGTGCTGTTCATCGGGCTGTTCACCCAGGCCGACCGCGCCGGGCGCATCGAGTGGGCGCCGAAGCGGCTCAAGGTCCAGATCTTCCCCTACGACGACGGTCTCGACGTTGGCACGCTGGCCGAGGAACTGGTGACGGCCGACCTCGCCCGCGTCTACCTCGTGGATGGCGTGTGGTGCCTCGACCTGCCGACCTTCGTGACCCACCAGCGCCCCCACCCGAAGGAACCCGATTCCGCCCTCCCGGCCTGCCCGGAGGACTGGCACAGACACGGCCGGCCGTGGAAAAACACGGCGAGCCGTGTTTCGCCGGGAAGCATCCCGGATGAGTCCGAGCCGTGGAAAAACACGGCGAGCCGTGTTTCGCCGGGAAGCATCCCGTCGAGTCCCGTGGGAAGGGAAGGGAAGGAGATCTCAGATCCAGATCAGGAAGGGAGCGGGAGCCACGCGACGCGCGCGATCGACGTCGCGATCGGACCGCCAGAGCCGCCTCCAACGCGCCACCGTGGCGCGACGCGGTACGCCGATCCGCACGGCATGCGACCATCCGTCTCCGCCGCCGCCCTGGTCGACCTCGGCGACGGCCGGGTGCTGGAGATCCAGGAGGCGTGGGCGCGGAAGGCCCGGAACGACTACCGGCTGACGCACGACGACATCGACGCCTTCGCCCGGGCACTCGGCGCCGAGCTGCGCCGGAGCGGCGGCGTGGTTGACGACGACGGGAAGCGCTTCCCCTGGCTCGACGCCCGGCTGGCCGACTGGCGGCGGGACCGGGCCGATCGGGAAACCTCGGAGCGCGAGATCGCCGCGACGAAGGCGTACCTCGACCGGATGACGGTCACGGAGACCGCCACGGCAGAGCAGCTCCGCGAGGGGTTGCGGAAGGCGCAGGCTGCACGGGTGCCGCGTGGCTGACGTCGCCCCGCACGACCTGGCCGCCGAGCGGTCCCTGCTCGGGGCGGTGCTCGTCGACAACGGGCTGTTGCGTGTGGCTAAGGTGCGGCCGGAGGACTTCTTCCGGGTGGGCCACGGGCGCATCTGGCGGGCGTACGAGCGGCTGAGCGAGGCCGGGCAGGGGATCGACTTCGTGACGCTCCGGGCGTCCCTGGAGGCCGCCGGCGACCTCGTGGAGGCCGGCGGGCCGGCCTACCTGTCTGGACTGGTCGACGGCGTACCGCGCGCGTCGAACGTCGAACACTACGCGCAGATCGTCCGCGAGCGGGCGGTGCTCAGGGCGCTTATCGCGCAGGCGCGCGTCATCCTCGAGGAGGCGCACCACGCCGAGGACGTCGACGAGGTGCTCGGCCGGGCGGAGGCGGGGCTGCTGGCCATCCGCCCACAGCGGACTGGGTCGCTGCTGCTGGCCGAGGACTGGATGCGCTCGACCTACCGGCAGATCGAGCGCGCGTCGGTCGAGAAGCGGCGCGTGTCCGGGGTACCGACTGGGCTCGGCAGCCTGGACCGCATGACGCGCGGGCTGCAGCCGGGGCACCTGGTGTTCATCGGCGCCAGGACGTCGGTCGGCAAGACCAGCCTGGCGCTGCAGATCGCGCTCGAGGCGAGCCGGCACGTCATGACCCTGGTCGTCTCGCTCGAGATGTCGCCCGACGAGTTGGGCTACCGCGCGGTGGCGCTGGAGTCTCGGGTCGATTCGTTTCGGCTGATGACCGGGCAGGTGCTGCCGCACGAGTCACAGCGGATTGGCGAGGCGGTGTCGCGGCTGGGGGAGCGCCGGCTGGCGATCCAGGACGGCGACGCGTCGCTGCACGGGCTCTGCGCGGACGTGCGGCGGGTGGCGGCGCAGTACGGCCTGGGGCTGCTGGTGATCGACTACCTGCAGCTCATCGACGGGCCGAAGGCCGAGAACCGCCATCAGGAGGTGGCGGCGGTGAGCAAACGCCTGAAGCGGCTCGCGCGGGAACTGCAGGTGCCGGTCGTGGCGCTGTCGCAGCTGTCGCGGGACACGGCGCAACGCGGCGGCCGCCCGCAGTTGCACCACCTGAAGGAGTCGGGCTCACAGGAACAGGACGCCGACGAGGTGCTGCTGCTGCATCGGCCGAAGGAGCACGAGGACGGGCAGCGCTACGCGGACGGCGAAGCGGCCGAGCTGATCGTGGCGAAGCAGCGGAACGGGCCGGTCGGGGTGATTCCGCTACGGTGGGTGGCGGCGCTGACGCGGTTCTCCGATGTGGACGCCGTGCACGAGGATGAGCCGGTCCAGGAGGCGCTCGTATGAGCGCCTGGCCGATGGTGGCCTTCACGGTGTACGGCGAGGCGCAGCCGAAGGGCTCGTCGCGGGCGTTCGTGCCGAAGGGCTGGAACCGCGCAGTCGTCACGAGCGCGTACCCGAACCTCAAGGCGTGGGAGGCGAGCGTTCGAGAGGCGCTGCAGCGCGTGATGGCGGAGACCGACCGCGCCGAGCTCGACGCGCTGTTCGACGGTCCAGTGCTGGTGGTGCTCGACTTCCACCTCCGCCGGCCGGCGAGCCTCCCGAAGCGCGTTGTTGCACACGCGAAGAAGCCGGACCTCGACAAGCTCACCCGCGGCGCCATCGACGCGCTCAACGGCGTGATCTTCCGCGACGACGCGGTGGTTACCGAGATCCGCGCTCGGAAGGTCTACGCCGAGACGGCGGCGAAGGTCTACATCCGCATCGAGAAAGCCGTACACGTCGCGCCGATCCCAGCGGCGCCAGGAGGACGACAGACACCATGACCCCCGCCACCGCCGAACGGAGGGCCGCCGCGTGAGCTACAGGCCGATCACCGACGTCTGGATTCTCGCCCGGCCCAAGGTGAAGTTTTACGGTGCCTATCCGAACGGGTTCCTCGAACGCGCGCGGGCGCTGCTGGGCGTGTCACCGTTCGATACTGTGCTGCACGTCTGCGGTGGGAAGGCCAGCGACTATCCGGCCAAGCCGCGCGGGTTCGGGCCGAATGATCTGACGCTCGATCTGGATCCGGCGCTGGCGCCTGACTACCTGCAAGCGGCCACCGATCCGTTGCCGATCTTCTCGGGCGGGTGGCCGGCACTGCTGGCGGATCCGCCGTACACCGAGGCCGACGCAGAGCACTACGCGCCGGGCCGCGCGGTATTCCCGAGCGCGAACGCGATTCTCCGCAACATGCTGGCCGTGGTGCGGCCCGGTGGCCGCGTGGGGATGCTGCACTACGTGCTGCCACAGCCCCCGCGTGAGGGCGTGCGCTTCGTCGCGTGTGTTGGGGTGATCGTCGGGTTCAACAACCGGATGCGCGTGTTCAGCGTGTTCGAGCGAGAGGGCGTATGAGCACCAAGGGCGTGGCCAGCCACGACGACATTCTCGCCGCGATAGACGCGCGGATCGCCGAGCTGCAAGAGGCGCGCGCGGTCATCGTGCGCGTGTTCGGGCCGGCTGGCGGCACGTCGTCACCAGCCCCGGCACGAACCCCGAAGGCCACGGCGCCGCCGGAGGTGCGCCAAGCGCGCCCTCTCGTGACCGGCGACGCGCCACGCGACCTGTAAATGCTCGCATTTCTGAAGGTGCCGCGGACGTCGACGGAGCTGGGCAAACACCTGGGAATCACATCCGGGATGGCGCTCTACCACCTGAACCGACTCCGCCTGCGGAACAGGGTCACCCGCGAGGGGGCGGGGAAGCGGACGCGCTGGATGGCGACGAAGCCGACGACGTAGAGGCCTTCGACGCCTACGCCGCCGACATCGCCCGCGGCCACCGGCAGCCGAAGTCAGCCCGGGATCGCGGGCGGGAGACGGTGACGACCGGCACCAGCTGGTGGCTCGGCAAGTCGCGGGAGGAGCTGGCGAAGGAAGCCGAGGCGAGAGCCGCGGCGAACAGTCGCACCCGGGAGGGGCGGCTGGTGAAGGGAGCGATCAACACGCCATGACGACGTGGCAGATCCTCGTGGGCGACGTGCGCGAACGACTGGCCGAGATCCCGGCCGAGTCGGTGCAGTGCGTCGTCACCAGCCCGCCGTACTTCGGCCTGCGTGACTACGGCGTTGAGGGGCAGATCGGGCTGGAGCCGACGCTGGACGCCTACGCGGCGGAACTGGTGGCGGTGTTCCGAGAGGTGCGGCGGGTGCTCAGGGAAGACGGCACGTGCTGGCTGAATCTCGGGGATTCATACGCTGGCGGTGGGAACTATAGGGGCATCAACAGCGAGAACTCCCTGACATCGAAACAATCGTCAAACCGTGGTGCGCGTGGTGTGTCGCAGCTGCTCGGCGCGCTCGGAGACGCCAAGCCGAAGGATCTGATCGGCATTCCCTGGATGGTAGCCTTCGCGCTCCGTGCCGATGGCTGGTATCTCCGATCGGACATCATCTGGGCGAAGCCCAACCCTATGCCCGAATCGGTGACGGATCGCCCGACGAAAGCACACGAGTACATTTTCCTGCTGAGCAAGAGCGCTCGCTACTATTACGACGGTGCGGCGATTCGTGAGCCCTACGCAGCCAGCACGTTGACGCAGTTCGGCCGCGCCTACGAGGGCGAGGCCATCAAGGACTACGCCGGCGCAGGCGCGCAGAACCCCAGCGACGTGAAGCGCCGGATTGTGGACAAACAGCGCGGCCACGGTCGGCGCCATGCGGGATTTAACGACCGTTGGGACGCGATGGAGAAGCACGAGCAGGTGGCTGGCGGCGCGAACAAGCGCAGCGTGTGGACCGTCGCCACGCAGCCGTATCCAGAGGCGCACTTCGCCACCTATCCAGTGGCGCTAATCGAGCCGTGCATCAAAGCCGGGTCAAGGCCTGGTGATACCGTGCTGGATCCATTCACCGGATCGGGCACGACTGGAGTCGTCGCCGTGCGGCATCAACGACACTTCGTCGGCGTTGAGTTAAACCCGGCGTATGTCGCGCTGGCCCGGCAGCGCATTGGATCCGTCGCGCCGCTCCTGGCGACGGAAGTGGAAAGGGGAGCGATCAACACGCCATGAGCAACGACAAGGAAACCGGGCACGAGATGGAAAGCCGCCTGCGGCAGATGTCGAAGGACGACGGCGACACGTGGGATCTGAGCGACAACGACAAGGCCGCGTGTTCCGCGGGCGCCGAGGCGATGGCGACGCTTCAGCGGCTGCTCGACTTCTGTGCTCGGCGAGATGGCACGTTGGGGCGCTACGACGACTGGATGTGCTGCTTCGCCGAGGACGGGTCCACCATCACCGAGATCGTCGAACGCGCCGTGAAGGTGCTCGGCCACGCGCCACACGACGGATGGAGCATCACGCCATGAGCACAGTTACTCCGGGTGATGTAGTAGGCGGAATTTGTCTCGGTGTCGTGTTTGGGGTTGGAGTGGCGCTGTTCTTCACGGCCGAGACGGCCATCGACAAGGATGCTAGACGCGCCTGCACGAAGGCTGGCTATCACGGCGGGGTCTATCGCGCCGATTCAGGCTTTATCTGCTTCAACTACGTGAGTGAGCCGCTGAAGGTGACGCCATGAGCACACGACAGGACGGCGGGCCGGAGCTACAAGAGCGCAGCAGCCGGTACTGGTGTGAGCGGTGCCAGGGGAAACACCTCACCGGCCCCTGCAAGGCGCAGCACTACTGCGAGATGTGCGATGAATGGGTGAAGGCAGAGACGTGCCCGATGTGCGGAGCTGCCACGCTGAAAAGGCGGGAGGGCTAAACGCCCCGGACGCACGCGGCGACGGTGAGTCATCGCCCGCCCTGTGATTAGGCGATGGTCAGTGTACCGGAGAGCTACCGCTTGCCGTCGTCGCGTGGATCTGGGGCGCAGGAAAGGGGGAAGGGCAGATGGCGAAAAGGGGCGAGAGCACAGCGGACTTCTGGACGGACGAGCAGTGGAAGGTGCTGGCTCCCTTGTCGGTTAGCGAGCGAGCTGAGTTGGTGCTGCGGGCGTTGTTCGCGGGACGAAGCCTCATGGCCCAGGCAGCGCACGAAGGTCTGACAGGCTAACAGGAATGGACGCCTACGAACGCCTCAAGGCCCGTGTGGTCAACCGCCGCCCAGACGAGTGGTTTATTCCGATGGTGCTCTATGTCGGGAACTACAGCATCGGCATGGCGCAGGCTAATTGGAACTTCCTTCAGGCTCTCTACGAGCTTGAGGTGATGACGACGGCCCGCGCGTATAAGATCGGCGGCGAGTCTCACGAGTTACTACACATCTGTGGTCGTCATGCGCCGATGCAGGGCGGCTCGCTCGCGGCGTTCATTGGCCGCGTGGTCAATAGCCGAGAGGTGTGGCGGGATGTCGAACCAGCGATGAAGGAATGGCTTCGCGACTTCATCGCGGCGCAGGCGTTCGGATTCCAGGCGATGACGGGGCCACGGACGCGCATCGCGGCGTTGACATGGGAGCGCACGCGCAGACACTACCGCCGAGATCCTTCGCTGAAGCCAGCGGCCTATACGCCAGTCACTCCTTACTGGCCGTTCGCCGCCAAGCGTGTGCCAGAAGAACACGAAATGTTGCACGCAATAGACAGGCTGACCAAGGCGCTGCCAGAGCAATGGCGACAGGACGTTTGCCAGGACCTCGTCGTGTCGGTGCTGTCTGGCGATGTCACTCTTGACAACCTCAGGGATGCACTCCCGAAGTATGTCCGAGAGGTGTTCAAGATGCATCCAGTCAAGTATGGCCCACTCTCTCTTGACGCTCCGATTCGAGACGACAGCACGCGCACGCTGGGCGACTCGCTGCGGTTCTAAACCCATATGGATGACGACTACGAAGTGGTGTGGGACGGGAAGGGCGAGCTGTCGGATTCACTCGAACGCGACTACGCGGCGATGACAGGCGACGGCTGGGATCTGATCTGGATACCACCGTCAGCGCTCACGACCCCGTGGTCGAACTGGGCCCCATACGCCGCCGAGCGTGGCGATGAACACGTTGTGACGAACTCTGAAAAGCCTAGCCGTCGACGATATGCGCCGCGTCGGACGTTGGCGGAGTGCGAAATTAGGCCACCTCTCCTAATCCATCAAGTGGGGCGGCCTAGAAAGGTCAAGAGGCGGCCATGAGCGACGCACGGGAGACGGCGGCCGAACGGCGGCTGAGAGCGATTGCAAACGAGAGCGGAACCAGTAATTGGTGTCGGCGATGAGGATCGGCTTCGCGCTCGGCCCGGATGGGTTTGCGGCCGTGCTCTATCAGCGGATGCGCGCTGACGGAACGCTCGACGGGGCCACGACGCGCACGCCGTGGTCGAACGATCTGGCGCTGGTCATGGCCTGGGGCGACGTGTGGGCACAGCGCCTGAACGTGCCGCTTGACACCGTGCGAGTGTCCACGACGTTTCTGGTGACGCCGGACGCGCCCGCCCCGGCCGAAGGAGACGACCATGCCCGCTGACTACGATGAACGCTACGAAGTGAAGTCGCCGGACACACAACGCGCCCTCCGGACCATCGCCACGCTAGTAGACGAGCACGTGCCCGACGGGATGGGGTTCGCCCTGTTCCTCTTCGATTTCGGCCCCGGCGGCGCGCTGTTCTACATGAGCAGCGCCCAGCGTGCCGACATCGTGGCCACGATGAAGGAATGGATCGCCAGAGAAGAAGCGAAGGAGGCCGCACATGGACACTAGGACCGGGCATATTTACAACAACCTCGACGAGGCCAAGGCCGCCGGCGTGCCCGACGAGCACCTGGTCACCGGCTCGCGCGAGGCGCTGGAGCGGCTGAGCGCCATGATCAAGGAGCGCGGCAGCTTCAAAAGCCACCAGCCGAACACTGGCGCTCACGGCCCCGAGCAGCGGTTCTGCGGCAACGCTGGCTGCGTCGATTGCGCCGACTGGCAGTCACGCATGCCGCCCGCTGATCCCCGCTCGACGCCTGGGGCGCGCCCGTCCCCCTTGGCCGAGGTGATCGCGGCGCTACGTGAGCTACTGGTCAACGCGAATCGGTTGTGCGATCGGCAACTCGGCGGCACCTATGAGGACGATTGTAGGCGCTCGCTGGCAAAGGCAGAGGCCGCGCTCGCTGCCGAACATCAAGCCGTCCTGCTCTCCGCCGCCCCCGCCGAGGGAGAGGCGCCACCCGCCACCAGTCGTGTTCCGATTAGCGATTGGCCTCAACGTTCGCAGGAGTTGATCGACAAGACGCAGCAGGCCGAGCAGGTCGATCGGTCAACCACGGTTGGCCCCGCGCCCGTCGCCGCCGAGGGCGAGGCGCCACCCGCCACCCCGCCCGGCGAGGCGAGGACGCACGAGGCGCTGAGTGAGGAGATTCGATGGAGGCGTCCGCAGCGCGGCGAGGCGGTTCGCTTTCCGCGGAGCCTGCGGCTCGTGCGCCGCGACGAGCGGTTTGCCATCACGGCCTACCGGGAGCCTGACGGATTTTGGTACCGGGTGTTCGACTACGCCACCGGAGCGGAGTTGGGCCGCTATGGGCTGCTGAGCACGGCCCGAAACCATCGGGAGCAGCCATGACCCGCCCTGACGTAATTTGGCGACGGTGCGTCGAGTGCGCACGCGAGTGGCCCTATCCCAAAGGCGCGCAGGAAGCCACCGAATACCGCTGTGAAGTATGCGTCGAATCCCACGCAGCGGCGCGAATCCGTGACGCCCTCGCCGCGCAGGCCACGCAACACGTTCAGGAGGTATCCGATGGGAATGATCACGGTGACGATTCAAGGGTCGTTCGGCAAGCACAGCACGAAGACGTTCTCGGCGATGGAGGGCGGGCACGCGATGGCGATCTCAAGAGCAATGGCACACCTCGTGGACGAGATGCCGCACGCGATTCGGCTCGACCACAAGCTGGCCGCGGAGGGCGAGAAGCCGCCCACGTCGGACTTCGGGACGCTACCGGCGCCGGCGCAGATCACGTAGCCGCCGCGCAGGCCACGCGAGAAGCGCCCTCGGCCGATCTGGTGGCCCTGGTGCTGTCCGCCCTCGCATTAGATGCGACGATCGAGCAGCGGCGCATGGCCTGGAACGCGCTGCGCGATTGGGCCTACCCCCTCCCCACGCTCGCCGGGAAGGACACGACCCCATGAGCCGCCGGCCGCGCCTCGTCGTCGCCTCGCCTACCAACGCCCTCCCCGTGGAGCCCACACCGTTGACGACTCATGACTAGCGGGCTGGCCTGGCTGAACGAGTTGATGGTCTGGCTCGGGCGGTGGTTCCCGCGGCTGGTGCTCATCAAGGCGACACACCTGGGGGTGCGCTTCGGGCGCCATGGCGACATCCGCACGCTCGGGCCAGGGCTGTTCTGCTACTGGCCCATCACGACAGAGGTCGAACTCGTCTCCATACGCGAACGAACAACCGAGATCGCCGGCCTGCTCTGCGGACGCGAAATCGTGGCCTTGGCTCTGCAGTACACCATCCGAGACCCAGCCGAGGCGCTGCGATCACTCAACGATGTCTTCGCGATGTTGGACGATAGAGCCCAGGCGGCCATCGCTGCGGCCTACCAGCCCACCGTTCCCAACGCTGGCCTCGAAGCTGTCGTTGTCGCCCAACTCGCGAAGGAGTTCGCGAGCAAAGGGATTGACATCCACGCCGTGACGGTCCTACAGCGGGGCCGCGTGATCCCCGTCAAGAATCTGAACGACTGGGCGACGCACTCCAAATCGGAGCTGGCATGAGGTGGGCGCCATAGGTTCTCCGCAGGCACGATTTATGCGGGTGGAACGCGGCGCGCCGTTTAACTAGGCAGTGGCGATTTTATGGGTGGTCAGCAGAAGAAGGCCAGTGCGGGCTCGAGCGCGGCGACGCCGCTCGTCTCGTTGCGGGCCTTCGCGCGCCACCGCCAGGTCACGCTCGCGGCCGTCCAGAAGGCGATCACGTCGGGTCGACTGTCGGCCTCACTGGTGCGACGCCCAGGCGCGCCCGTGAAGATCGTGTCCCTGGCCGCGGCCGATCAGGAGTGGGACGCGAACACGAACGCCGTGAAGGCGCTGCCGGCCGCGATGGCGAAGGTGACGGCCGAGGCCACCGCGGCCGCCGCGCCGGCGAACGCTGATCCCGGCGCGGCCGGCGACACCACGAAGACGCCGACGCTCACCGAAGCGATGGCGCGCGAGAAGGACTGGAAGGCGCGCCTCGCCGAGCTCGACTATCGAGAGCGGATGCAGCAGCTGGTGTCGGCCGCCCAGGTCGAGTCGAAGATGACCGAGACGTTCACGCGGTGTCGCACCCGACTGTTGGGCCTGCCCAGCAAGCTGAAGACGGCGATCCCGCACCTGACCCGCGGCGACCTGGTCGTCATCGACCGGTTCGTGCGCGAAGCGCTCGAGGAGCTCGTCATCGTGGACGACACGCAGGGGGCCGCGTGACCGACGACGAGACGCGGCCGCTCCCGCTCGACGACGTCGACACCGGCCCGGCGGTCGATGCCCTGTTCGCGCGGGCCTCGCAGGCGTGGCGCCCGCCGGCGCGGCGCACGCTGTCGACCTGGGCCGATGCGCACTACTACCTGTCAGCCGAATCCGCGGCCGAGCCCGGGCGCTGGCACACGCTGCCGTACCAGCGAGGGTTCATGGACGCCTTCACCGACCCCGACGTGTGGCAGGTGATCCTGATGAAATCGGCCCGCGTCGGCTGGACGAAGTGCCTCAACGCGGTGATCGGCTACTACATGGACGAGGACCCGTGCCCGATCATGCTGGTGCAGCCGACGATCGAAGACGCGGAAGGCTACAGCAAGGAAGAGATCGCGCCGATGCTACGGGACTGCCCCAAGCTGGCGGCGTTGGTGCCCCCGGCGAAGACCCGCGACAGCGACAACACCATCCTGGCGAAGCGCTTCCGCGGCGGGTCGCTGTCGATGGTCGGAGCCAACAGCCCGCGCGGGTTCCGCCGCGTCAGCCGTAAGGTCGTGCTCTTCGATGAGACCGACGGCTATCCCCCCAGTGCCGGGTCCGAAGGCGACCAGATCCAGCTCGGGATCCGGCGGTCCGAGTACTACTGGGACCGGAAGATCGGCGCCGGCAGCACGCCGACCATCGCTGGGCGCAGCCGCATCGAGCAGCTCTTCTACTCCGGCGACCAACGGCGCTACTACGTGCCCTGTCCCGACTGCGGCCACATGCAGGTGCTGCAGTTCCGCCAGTTCCGGTGGCCGGCCGGCAAGCCTGAGCGCGTCGTCTACGTGTGTTACGGGTGCGGTGTCGAGATCGAGCACCGGCAGAAGGCGGCGATGCTGGCGGCGGGCGAGTGGCGGCCGGGGCCGCATCCCCAATTCCCGGACGACCCGCCGCCGGGTCCGTTCGCCGGCATCGCCAGCTTCCACATCTGGGCCGCCTACAGCTACTCGCCCAACGCCTCCTGGGCGCAGCTCGTCGAGGAGTTCCTCAAGGCGAACCGCGAGGGGCCCGAGCACCTGAAGACGTACGTCAACACCGTGCTGGGCGAGCCGTGGCGCGAGCGCGGCGACGCTCCGGAGTGGCAGCGCTTGTATGACCGACGCGATCGCTACGAGCTGGGCACGTGCCCGATCGGCGTGCTGTTCGTCACCGCCGGCGTCGACGTGCAGAAAGACCGCCTGGTCTACGAAGTCGTCGGCTGGGGCCGCGGCAAGCGCTCCTGGTCGATCGAGATCGGCGTGCTGATGGGCGACACGTCGGACACCACGACGAAGGGGCCGTGGACGGCCCTGGCGGCGCTCCTCGACAAGACCTTCCCGCACCCCGGCGGCGCCGCGCTGCCCGTGTCGATGCTGGCCGTCGACAGCGGCTACAACACCCAGACCGTCTACAACTGGGCCCGCGGGTTCCCGATGGCGCGGGTAATTGCCGTGCGCGGCGTGCCGACCGCGCACGTGCTGCTCGGCCAGCCGTCGCCGGTGGACCTGACGGTGTCCGGCAAGAAGCTGCGGCGCGGTTACAAGGTGTGGCCGGTCGCCTCGCACCTAGCCAAGGCCGAGCTCTACGGCTGGCTCGCGTTCGCGGCGCCCACTGATGAGGCCCGGGCGGCCGGCGAGGCCGACCCGCCTGGCTTCTGTCGGTTCCCGCAGCACGGCGAGGAGTACTTCAAGCAGCTGACCGCCGAGCAACTGATCTCGACGAGGACCAAGAAGGGCGTGGTCTTCAGCTGGGAACCCATCCCGGGGCGAGAGAATCACTACCTCGACGCGCGGGTCTACGCGCGCGCGGCCGCGGCGCGGTTCGGGATCGATCGGTTCAAGGAGCCGGACTGGGTCGCGCTCGAGAAGGCGATCGGCGCGGTGCCGCCCCCG